TCACAGCTGGTGCAAGCACTGTTAGTTTTGTGGTGCCTACCACCGTGGCCAATCCTTTTTACACAGGACAAGTGATCGCTATTGCCGGAGTAACTCCAGTAGCATACAACGGATACTATGCGATTACCAATAGCACGGCCAGCACATTCAGCAGCACATCAGGATTTATAAATGGCACAACATTGACCTTGAACGGGACTGTGACCAATGCCGGCAACATTGCCCTTGGTGCCAGTGTAGTATCCACTAATATTACCAACGGCACGTATATTACAGCCATTAACACAGCCACATTTACAGGTACCTTGGGTTCAGCTTCTTTGCCTGGCACTGTGAGTATAACCAACACAACTGGCAGTTTCTTGTTGGGCACCAACGCAACAGTAACATTGGTGGTTGGTCAGCAAATTACCATTAGCGGCACTTCTACCAACAGCAACAACACATTGACCACAGTGTACGCCACATCGGCTGCTGGTGCATTTTCTACAACGAGCACCACATTAACAACTGGTCAAAGTGTGGTAATTACAGGCACGCCAACAGGTGTTACTTTTGCTGGCAACTTTAGTCTTGCTACAAATGCGGCATTTACACTCAGCGTGGCTCCTAGTATCACAATTGCAGTGGGTCAACCCGTAACTGTGACTGGCACATTCAGTACCGGTAGCATTGCTGGATATGTGAGTGGCACAACATATTACGTTGTTAGTGTTACTTCACAAACGCAATTCAGTATTGGCACAGCCTATCCTGGCAGTGCAATCAGTGGCGGTACCAGCAGCACTGGTAACGTTACTGGTGTGTCCTTGGTGTTTACGGCCATGAACATAACTGGCTACAACACTGGCAACACATACTATATTGGCACAACAAACGGCACTACAACATTTACATTGTTGAGTTCATTTGGTGGCAGTGCCATTACCAACACATACGGTCATACCACTGGATTGTCGTTTGTAGTTCAGGCTCCCGGTGTTGTGGGTTACAGCAACAGCACCACCTATTTGATCTCAGCCACCAACGGCACCAACACATTTACTCTACAGACTCTAAACAGTGGTGGTATCACAACCACAGTGGGAACATTGACTGGCCTGGCATTTGCGCAATTGACCAATAGTTTGACTGTGTCCAATGTATCGGGTGCAACTGGGTTGAGTATTGGCATGGCCATATCTGGCAGCAATGTAACCACTGGCACTTATATCTCTGCGTTTGGTACTGGTAATGGCGGCAACGGAACTTATGTGTTGAATCAATTTGCAACTGGTACTCCTACCACAGGCACCAGTTACACAGTTAATCAAAGTCAAACAGCAGCCAGCGGTACGATAACTGGTTCAGTGACCACGGTGACCTATGCCAACACCACCAACAGCTCAGCAGGATTTTTAGCTGCAATTGGCACATTGACCAGCAACACCTACACTTATATTTCAAGCAACATAAGTGGTACTGGTACTGGATCGTCTTGGCAAACCACTACCAATAATGGTGTCAGCTATGCTGTGGGCAGTACTGCAATCACAGGCACAGCTAACCTATTGGCTATCAGCAACACCAACAAGCTGTATGTGGGCAATCAGGTGACCTTTGGCGGCAACGTGGCTTTGGGTGGTTTGACTCAATCTGCTACATACTATATTTTAGGCGTGGTAGGTAGTAATTTATTGATAAGTGCCAGCTTGGGTGGGCCAAGTGCAACTGTGACCACACAAGTGGCCAGTAGCGGTCAAAACATGACCTATAACACTCCAAGTTTTGCCACAGGTGCCACAGTAGGTATTACTGGAACTCCTGTGGTAACCCCAGTTACTGCAAACAGCATCACAACATACAGTGTGGCATTTACAATTACCAGCAGTGTAGCTGTGACCAACGGTGCTTACTACTATGTGGCAGGTAACAGCAACACACTTTACAATGGATTTTTCCCGACAACCACAGCAACAGGCACCGTGGCTGCTGGCGGTGTTATCACATTGACCTACCAATACAGTCCCAATGGCAACAGCGGATCATGGGGCGCCACTACTCCGACCACCATCACTGGTGCTTTATCCAGTGGTACCAGCAGCATCTTGGGATTGGCCAAACCGTTTGGAACCAGCGGCGGTATTACCATCCGTGCTGGTTATCCAGCCAGCACAGGCGCACAAATCACTGTGCGTATTTCCACTTGCCGTGCTACAGGGCATGACTTCTTGGATATAGGCACTGGTGGCTTTGACACCACTAATTATCCCAATCAGATTTATGGTAACCCAATCAAATCAGCCAACGCAGCATACGCTGTGGTAGAAGAGGGCGTGGGTCGTGTGTTCCATGTGAGCACTGACCAAAACGGTATTTTCCGTGTGGGTCGATTCTTTACAGTGGACCAAGGTACTGGTACAGTTACATTCTCAGCGTCAATTGCCTTGAGCAACTTGGATGGTTTGGGATTCAAGCGCGGTGTGGTTGTTAGTTCGTTCTCAACGGACTCAACCATGACAGAAAACGCACCCGACATTGTGCCAGTACAAAGTGCTATTCGTGGTTATATTGACTTGAGACTAGGCTTAGATGCCAGTAGCAATCCAATTGCAGCGGCCAATCTGATTGGTCCTGGATACATGCCGTTGAATGGTGGCTTGAGCATGAAGAACACCATGAACATGGGCAACAACTTTATTCAAAATCTGTTGATGCCTATCTCAGCTACCAGTGCATCAGATGCGGCCAATCGAGGTTACGTGGATGCGGCTGCCACTGGGGGCAACAGCATATTCAAACTAAAAGACGTGGCCATTCAAGCCACAGCCACTTATGTGAGTTTGAGCAGTAACACTCTAACAGTGACCAATATTTTCGGCACGCTGCTAACGGGCATGGCGCCAAGCACTGCCACTGGCAGCTATTTTAGTGGTCAAACTGTAACTCTCATTACCATCAGCGGCGCCAACACAGTGTTGACATTGAGCGGTTCACCATCCAGTGCTCCGAGCGGTGCAATCACTATCACATTCAGCAATCTAGTGGCTGGCAACTATTTGGTATACGATGCTGTTAGCAGCCAATGGAAGAATTTGCCATTGCCGACTGGTGACGTCAATGTGTCATACGCAGCAATAACTGGTGCTGGCGGAACATTGACCACTAGCATCCAGGCCAACAAGATCGTGAACAGCCAAGTTAACACCAGTGCAGCCATTGCGCAGAGCAAATTGGCATTGCAGGCAGCTGCCACGCTGGCCAGCGCACCTCTCACATATACACAAAGCAGTTTGGGGGTTGCAGCATTTAATTCAACCACGTTCAGCGCAAGCAACGGTTGGATTGACCTTGCAAACAGTACCAATACTGTGACTGGTGTGTTGTACAGCAAGATACAATTCATGGGCAGCAACACAGTTATTGGCAACAAAACTATCAGCACAGCTGCACCAACTGAATTGGCATTCAGTGATGTGATCAGTGGTGGTGGTGGTGTATTCAGTGCAAACTTTACCGGTAGTGGTGTGTTTACACAAACTGGTCAAGGCACTGGTTACAGCATTACTCCGGTAACAACCGCACACGGCACCAGCAGCATTATCAAATCGGATGCTAACGGATCCGTTGACGTTGTGGGATTGAAGATAAATGGTTATGGTGTTTTGAGTTTGAATGCGGATGGTGTTACATTGCAGTTCAACACACCGGCCACAGCCAATGCCGTAAATCCAGCTACTCCAGTTTATTTCATGACAGCTGCTGGCACCACAGTCAGCAATGCTATTACCACATTCACAGGCACAGTGGACGTGGCCACCAACAACGGCACACTGTTGGCAAGATCATTCAAGACCAATGCCACTGATACTAGTGTGACTGGTAGTGTAACAGGTAAATGGAGCGTGTTGGCCAACAGCGTATGGGACACCACAGCCGCTACATTACAAACAAACACACTGACCGCTGTTAACAGTACCAGTGTTGCGCCAGCCACTATCACGGGCTATTGGAAGTTGAAAGCCTCTACGGACACACTGGATACCACACTGGGCACTCTGTATTCTTTATCATTGAACAGCGGTGTTGGCACGGGCACCATTGCAGGTGGCTGGATATTGGGCAGTGGTGTGACATTGAATCAAAGCAGTGGTACCATACAGCAAACACTACTGACCACTGGACTGGCAGCCACAGCAGGCAAGGTAACTGGCACATGGACTGTGAATGCCAGCAGCAGTTTCGTGGCCACAAGTATTCAAAATCAAGCCAACAGTGCAACCATTGCCGCGGTAACAGGCAATGCCAATGCAGTGGCCAGCGTGGTGGCCAAAGACACCAACGGTGACTTCACAGCAAGAAATATCACAGCCACCAACTTCTACGGACTGGCCAGTTCAGCCAGCGTGATCACTAGTCAGGCCAACAGTGCCACAATCACAGCCAGTGTAATCAATGCCGCTGGCAACATCGTGTTGCGCGATGCCAGCAACAACACTGAACTGAATACTTTGTATGCCAAGGCCTTGGTAGCAGGAACCATTGCCAGCAACAATGGTGCCACAACTGGTACCATACAAGGCACTTGGACTTTGACTGGTAGTGGTAGTCAATTGCAAGCCACATACAGTGACTTGGCTGAGTGGTACACCAGTGATAAGGAATATGAACCAGGCACTGTGCTGGTGTTTGGTGGGGATGCTGAGACCACAACAACCACACACATCAATGATACTAGATGTGCCGGTGTAGTAACAACTGACCCAGCATACACCATGAATCATGACTTGGTTGGCACAAAAGTTTGTATTGCCTTGGTAGGTCGTGTGCCATGCAAAGTAGTGGGACGCGTGAAGAAAGGCGATATGCTGACCACAAGTGCAACACCAGGATATGCCGTGAGAGCAACTAATCCAACCTTGGGTGCTGTTATTGGCAAAGCATTAGAAGACAAGGACTCGGGCGAAGCCGGAGTGATTGAAATTGCTGTAGGGAGAGCATAATGAATCAGTTACCAATCAACATTGGCCGCACAGCCAACGACAAAACAGGTGACACCTTACGTGTGGCCTTTAACAAGGTTAATTTAAATTTTACTGAGCTGTATGCGGGGGCCGCAAGTGGCACAGTTTCATACACTGCCGCAACTGCTACGGATTGGTCAGGTACACCACCCGCTACGATGCAAGAAGCCATAGACAGATTAGCGGCGGCATTTAAGACTCTGCACAACGGTACTGGAGCATAAATTGAGTGCGGTGTTGTTAATTATTAAGCCCGGGGTAACTATAGGTGCAGGAGTATCTGTAATATTAAATTGAGTAAATATACTAAAGGAAACATAACATGGCCGCAATAGATCCCAACAGATTAGTAAATTTAGGTGCTTATGCCAATGACGGCACTGGTGATGATTTACGCAGAGCTTTTGAAAAAGTAAACTCCGTGTTGAGCGAGCTGTATGTTGACATGGGCGTGAGCAATGCCCGGAACATAGGCACTGGTACAGATGGTATACCAGCAGATGGCCAAGTGGGTATTTTCAAAGACAAGGCGGGTGTGAATTTGGAATTCAAAACACTGACCAGTACTGACGGCACAGTGTCTATTACACCCTTGGCCAATACAGTAGATCTTACAGCACTGACCACACTGGCTAGAGATCCTAACCCAACACTCAATCACAATTTGAATCTCAACGGTCATACCATTGGAGATTTCAATGGAGTATTGGGCGGGCAAATTGAAGCTCGTGTGTGGAATTATGATGTCAAATTGCTGGCCAGCATGGTGGAACTGCTAGCAAGAACATCGGGCATTGACTTTGGAAACAATTTTCAAGCCACCGCTACCAGCTGGCCCACTGACTTTGGAAGCGGCAATGCATTCATCAGTCCCTATGCAAACAGCCTAGATTTCGGGACATTCTAACATGGCGTTAACTGTGTGGACACAACCTTCGGGCACCAGTCTAGGAACATTTCCAGGAGAAGTATCAGTTACCATTGCGTTGCCAGTTGCCAACACGATTGGTGTTGAGTTCAAGATTATATCGGGCTCGTTGCCCAAGGGCCTTTACTTGAAAGGCACGGCCATCATTGGCAGCCCATTTTCAGTCAACAACAAAACGGATTACAAGTTTTGTATTAGGGCCAGTAAAAACGGTGTTATCAGTGATAGAACATTCAAGGTCGTTGTTACGGATCCCAACTTTCCAGTGTTTGTGCAACCTGCTGGATTGTTGGACATTGGGCCGGCGCATCAAATGTATGTGCTGGATGGCACCTATGTTGACTATCAGATACAAGTGGCAGAACTCAATGCCGAAGGCCGTACACTTAAATTTAGCATAGATAATCGAGGAGGTAATTTGCCTCCAGGTTTGACCATGAGCGAAAGCGGTGTCATCACTGGATATGTGCAACCTACACCGGTAATTTTGCCCACAGATGGTAGTGGCGCATACGACAAAAGTATATTTGACAACAAAGGCTATGACTATGCCAGTGTGCCCACAGACGGTTACAGCGATTACTCATACGACAGCGTTGTTTTTGATTACAGCGTTCCTACTCAGCAACAAATCACACTCAATGTAAATTATCAGTTTCGTGTAACAGTCACTGACGGATTCAGTGTGGCACAACGTGTGTTTAGAATATTTGTGGTAGGCAACGACGAGTTCCGTGCTGACTCCACCACATTCAACGGCTTGGCTGATCAATTCACAGCAGACTCCACTTACATAAGACAACCAGTATGGATTACCAATCCACACTTGGGCACTTTCAGAGCCAACAACTATCTCACAGTGCCCATTGCGCTGTATGACCCACTCAATGTGATTTTTAGGCTGGAAACCACCAACCAAGAAATTTATGCCAACACATTGGCTGTGAACAATCGAGACAACACCAGCGGCAGCAGTTACTTGACCATAACCAATATCACTATCAAAACTCCAGGCACTTTACTGGCTAGCGGATTGTATTTGAATTTTGAATACTACTTGGACGGTGCCAATGGCACTACATACCAGATAGCAGCTGTGGATGCTTTGGGTGTGGACGCCTATAGATTGACCTTGGCCACTCCTCTAGCTCAAAACATACCCAATGGCACTGCGTTCTTTATTGGTACCGCTTGTGTGTTGCCTGCGGGAACCAATTTTGATCCAGGCACCGGTGACATCTACGGAGTGATACCCTACCAGCCAGCCATCACCAAACGATATCAATTTACATTGTCAGCCAGTCGTACCGGTAACAAAGGCGACAAAGTGACCTCCAGTAGAACATTTGATCTCAACATAATAGGCGACATCAACAGCATTATCACATGGCAAACACCTGCCAATCTCGGCACAGTGGATGCCAACTACAACAGCACATTGACTTTGCTGGCCACCAGCAATATCCCCAACAGTGTGGTCATATACACCATGTCAGACGGTGAAACAACCAGAATGGCCAATTTGGGGCTGACCCTAAATGCTGACGGTGAAATTATTGGCATGATCAATCAGTTTCACAATCCCACTACGGGCAAGCTGGGCTTGATCACTTATGACAACTTCACAACACATTTGGGCAACAGCACAGTTATCAACGATCCTGCCAGTGCAATAAGAGAAGCTCCTACCACATTTGATGGCAACGCCACCACATTTGATAGATCGTTTGTGTTCTCAGTTACCGCCAGTGATCAATACTACTACAATCAAGTGGATAGAAAATTCACCATTACCATATCCACTCCCAACACCATCAACTACAGCAACATCGTGGCCAAGCCGTTTTTGATTGCCAGCCAGAGAACCACATGGCGCAGTTTTATCAACAATCCCAATGTGTTTACTCCAACCACTATCTATAGATCAAACGATCCGGCATTTGGGGTTCAATCTGATTTGCAAATGTTGATATATGCTGGCATTGAAACTAAATCAGCTGGCGTGTACATCAGTGCCATGGGACTAAATCACAAACGCAAACGATTCCTGTTTGGAGATGTTAAAAAAGCGGTGGCGGTGAATCCGGTGTCCGGAGTCAGTGTGTATGAAGCCATCTACATACAGATGTTGGATCCCATGGAACCCGATGGCAAACACCTCCCAAACAAAATCATATTTGACAGTCTAGATCCCGACACAATCACCGCGGATGAAACATATCTCACAGATCAGCCACTAAGCCAGCTGAGAGCAGACAGCACAGGGTATGAAGCCAGTAATCCCAAACCTAACACATATTTTCCCAACAGCATATCAAACTGGAGAGATCGTATAGAAAATTGGAAGGACAATGCTGGCAGCGGCATTGGACATGAACGCAATTATCTCCCGCTGTGGATGCGCAGCATACCCAAAGGCACCAAGGCTCAACTGGATTATGTGCTGGCTATTCCGTTGTGTTTCTGCAAACCCGGGCAAGGCGACACAGTTTTACGCAACATTACCACCAGCAAATTTGATTTTTCACAAATTAACTATGAGATAGATCGCTACATAATTAATCAAGTTACCGGTTATTACAGTGATAAATACCTTGTATTTAAGAACGACAGGATAACAGTATGAGCAATATAAACTACACAGCAATCAATATCAATTACCCAGTTGTGGGCGTGGACAACGACAGTCAAGGATTTAGAGATAATTTCCAAGCAACACAGTTGGGACTGCAAACAGCCAAAACTGAAATAACCACATTGCAAACCAACGGCCTTTTCAGTTCCAGCATAACAGCCAACACTCCTACTCCCATTGTGAATAACTTGTTGCAAAGTGTTATCAGCAATGGCAGTTACTTGCAATTTACCGGAATCTACAGCAGCACAACTACTCCCGTCACAAACGCCACATCAGCACAAGTGGACTTGAATCAAGGTCCTGTACAAAAATTCACAGTGGCTGGTTCTGGAGCAATATTCAGTTTTGTTAACTGGCAAAGACCCAATGCAACACTAGGCTACACAGGTGTATACAGTTCGTTGCGTTTGATCTTGATAGGTGACCAAAACAATGCCATCAGCAATTCTGGTAATCCATATACAGTTAGTTTCAACAATGCGGCAGGTTCTGTAAAGCTGGCCACAGGCTTTAGCCCAATCAGTATCAAAGCTGATGGCAAATACGAAATAGTGGAAGTGTTCACGTTTGATGCTGGCGCCAACATTTTTATTCGCAACGTGGGCGAATTCTAATGCACCCATTGCTGAACGATCTAAGCAGTCTCAAGGATGCTGAGCTTGAACAGAAAATTTTTGACCTTGGCAGAAAGTATTTCATGACCAACAATGTGGAAGTGCGTCAACAAATGAGCATGGTATTGGATGGACTCAAGTCCGAATTGGGCAAACGTAGGCAAGCGCAATTGGACAAAATGATGAATACGAAAGACAAGACGCTTGACAATCTAATAAAAGTCAACTAAACTATAGGCTATGCGCCTTGATCAATTCGGTAATCCTATTTTTAATTCTCTAGACATATTCAAAGTCCTTTATCAAGGCAAGCTAACCAATCTCAAAGATATAACAGTAGACTACAGCGAGGATATTGCTCAGTTGGAGCAGGCCGCTGGATACACATTTCAACGATTCAACGAACAATTGGATGATATCAGTATTGAAGATTTTGATGCAGCCATGCAAAGCGATTGGTTTATGCCCGAAGCCTACAGAGATTTTGATGTGGAGTCATGGTGCTTGGATCGTTGCACCACTGAAGAACAGCGCAATCGAGTCATGGACGAAATAGATGCCTTTGAACAACGTGGCATGATTCCACTACTTCAGTGGTGCAAGCATTTTGTTGACACTTGCAACTCTAACAACATAGTATGGGGTGTGGGCAGAGGATCCAGTGTGGCCAGTTTTGTGTTGTTCTTGCTGGGCGTGCATCAAGTGGATTCTGTGAAATATAATTTAGACTGGCAGGAATTCCTGAGATAAGTATTATCATATAAAGGAGATCGCAATGAAAGAACAACCTCGTCAAATTTATCGCACAGCTCGTGGTAAAGAAATAGACATGGGCAGATTGGTGCAACAAAATGAGTTATCAATTGCTGTGGGCAATGCCAAAGTGAACGCTCGTGGGGATAAATTAGGTCCTGGCGGCAAAATCATTCAACCAGCCAAGAAAGAAGGTCAGTAATGAGCAAAGTAACAGGCAAACTTGTACCTATTCGTGATAATGTGTTGATCACTGACATGGATTTTGGTGAGCAAACAACAGCTGGCGGATTGGTGCTGCTCAGTGATGACGGCAAAAGTGAAGGCGTCAAGAGCCGGTGGGGGCGTGTGTGGGCCATTGGTCCAGAACAAAAAGACGTCTCTGTAGGCGAATGGATCTTGCTTGAACATGGTCGTTGGACTCGTGGAGTTACCGTGGTGGAACAAGATGGTACGGAAATTGTGATTCGTCGTGCGGACATCAAGGCAATTTTGATGGTCACAGACGAAAAGCCCAACCAAATCATCTACGGTTCGCACAGCACAGTTACACATGCCACTGTGGACCCCAGCACATTTGCAAGGCCCAGTTTCGAGCATTGATGCAATGCAATCGAGCAACAGGGCTATTGACTAGCCCTGTTTTCACCTGTATACTATAGAAAAGGAGAGTCTTATGAGCACACATGAAGAAGCAGTACAAGATATTAAAAAGGCCAAAGCACTATTAGATGCACCAGTGGCAACAAGCAAAAAGTTTTTTACTCACACCAGTGTTAGCATGATCAAAAGCGGAGTTAGAATTGCCGCTGGTTTAGCACTAGCTGGTGGCGCTTGGTTGGAAATGAATCCTTATCTACAAGCGGCTGGATGGTTGTTAGTAGTGGCAGAAGTATTTGGCATTGCCGAGGAATTGGTATGAAGCAGTTGTGGGTAGAAAAGTATCGTCCCGACACACTGGATGGTTATGTGTTCAAAGATGATAATCAAAAAAATCTTATCGAAAGTTGGATCAAAGAAGGCAGTATACCGCATTTGTTGTTTAGCGGTAATGCCGGAGTCGGTAAAACTACCCTAGCCAAAATCTTGATCAATGCACTGGGTGTGCAAGACACTGATGTGTTGTATGCAAACGGCAGTAAAGAAGCACGTAAGGTGGAATGGGTTGACAAGCTGATTGGATTTTGCCAAACCATGCCGTTTGGTGATTTCAAGATTGTGTTGATTGACGAAGCTGATTTCATGAATCCCAACTCAGTGCAACCTGCATTGCGTAACTTGATGGAAGACTATACCAACAGTGTGAGATTCATACTCACTTGCAACTATCCCAACAAGATCCTGCCTGCTATCCATAGCCGTTGTCAAAAAATGGCCATTGAAAAGACAGACTTAACTGAGTTCACAGCCCGTGTGGCCACAATACTTGTTGAAGAAAATGTGGAGTTTGATTTGGACACACTGGATACCTATGTGAAAGCCACATATCCTGATCTGCGCAAAACTATAAACACTCTAGAAATGAACAGTATCAGCGGCAAACTGATTAGCCCAACAAGCACAGAATCCAGTGCGGACTATCGTTTGGAAATGGTTGAACTGTTTAAACGAGGCAAGATCACAGAAGCACGTAAGCTGGTGTGTAGTCAGGCATTGCCTGAAGAGATGGAAGAAATCTATCGCTGGTTATACGACAATTGCGAATTGTTTGCAGATCCAGACAAGGCCATACTTATTATCAAGCAAGGCCTTGCTGATCATGTTTTGGTAAGCGACGCAGAAATCAATCTGGCCGCTACCCTAATACGTTTGAGTCATTTGTAATACACAGGGCACTATGCCCTTGTATTAATCTCCATACACTGCTAACACCTCCTTCACAGCGTTATGGCGTTCTATGTCTCTGGCATCGAATCTCACGATGTCAATGTGTTCTAAATACTGCTTTTGTTCCAGTAGATTGCAAAAATCAATCAGACCATTATCGCTCAATCGGTCTGCTTGTGCTAAGTCACCTGTAACCACCATCTTACTTCCTTCGCCCAAGCGGGTCAGTAGCATTTTCATTTGGTTAACTGTGGCATTTTGCATTTCATCTGCAACTATATATGCATTTTTGAATGTGCGGCCACGCATATAGGCTAAGGGGCTTATTTCAATTACTCCTTCCTCCAGCATGTTTGCTATTTCTTTCTTTTGATAATATTCTCCTAGTACGTCAAAAATAGGACGGGTCCATGGTGCCATCTTTTCATTCAAGTCACCTGGCAAAAATCCCAAATCCTCATCTACACTAACGGCGGGTCTTGTTACCACGATTCTGTCAACTTTACCTTCCTGAAACAATTTAATCCCGTACTGTACAGCTAGCATGGTTTTGCCCGTGCCGGCAGGACCAATAGCAAGCACTATACTAGTTGATTCTGCGTACAATTTTGAGAGATAAAGTTTCTGATTGGCATTACGTGCTTGAATTAAAACACGCTGCTGTTTTGCCGGAAGATACGGCTGGAAATCAATGATATTAACTTCTGATGTAAAACGCTTTTTCACTCGTTGTTTACTCATTAAAGTTGCTCCTACTTTACTGGTTAAGTAGGACTTGTAGCGACCGCCCTGATAACTACAGAGGTCCTACACTATTATTTAACATATACACGGAATTATAAACTGATACGTTATGATTTTGAACCAGCTAAATAAGTATATAAGTTTTCAGGACCCACTATGCATACCGATATTCTAGACGTTATACGCAACATACAAGAACTCTACGAGAACAACAGCAGTCTCGCCGTGTTGAAAGACATGGAACGTGTGTTCGAAGAACTGGACATGTATGTGTACGAGAACTGGGAAGATGGTGAACTGGCCTACGGTCCCAAAGTAGACCGTCATTGGATCACAGCTGGCTTCATGTGGGAACACAACAAGATGCCCAATCCAGTAGCAGCCAAGCGCCTGACTGAGATGGGGTGCAAAGTCACATATCAAAAAAGTCACTTGCTGGAGCCACGCAAGATTCGTGTGCCAGAAGACATGCGCCCAGGAACAAAGAAAGGACATCTTGATCGCAAGCCCATTTGGATCGTGGAAGTTACCATGCCAAAGAAAATAGCCTTTGATATCTACAAAGGTTACATGAGCAAGATGAAAAATGAAAACAAACAACAAAATGGTCCTGATCAAGCGGCGGCTGCAGGAGCACCGGCTGCACCTCCTCCAGCTCCTCCAGCACCTGCACCAACAGGCGGGGGCACACCTCCAGCACCTGGCGCAGCAGGAGCACCAGTATGATAAACGAAAGCCTACGTGCTGACGACCTTAGAGACCTAGTTAAAAAAGTTTTTGAAATAGACAATTTCAAAAGCAAGATAGGTCGCGACGAAGACATCGTAACGCTGAGTTTCACAGTAGATCAGGATGATGCTGCCAAGGACCTGGAAAATTTCTTTGAGATGGGCTACAGTTTTATTCTAGATGCTGATTGCACACCTGGAGAAACTGACGATGGCACCTACAAAGTGTTTGTTGAATTGGAACGCAATCGACACACAGCTGAATTGATTCATGAACTGGTACAAGGCGTTGAAAAAATCACTGGCATGGATGACATGCGATTCCGTTATTTTAAAAATTTCAAAAGCCATTCAGCCACGTTGGAAAATTTAGAAGCACTGGTTCCCAAAGATAAAAATTCATATAGACTTGCGGCTGAAAGAAATAAACTGGATAATTTCCAAGAATTTTTCAGCAAGAGCTATGCAGACGATATCAAATTGTTAGACGAAGGCATTTCATTCAAACGTCACTACGGTGGCACTGTTGCATTTGATATCATAAATAGTGGTGCAAAACAAGAAATATATGACAGTATTAAAGGCCCTATTGTGTTGGAAGGCAAAGACATGGCGGAAGTCATGTTCTTGACCAAGACCATAGGCAACTACAACATCAATAAGATTGGCAATACATTCGTATTTGAAAACGGCTCATGGGCTGTGGCACTTAAAAGGATAGCATAATG